AGCAAGGCGATGGGGGTTGTGGACGTTGGGGGCGAGGTATGGTGACATGGCTAAAAACTGTCGGCGTATGTCACCGTATGGGTGACATGGTGACATGCGGTGTAAAAAGTAGGCAAAAAGGTGCTTTCATGTCACTATATGGTGACATGAAAGGGGGGGTAGTGACATTAGGTGTCATCATAGGGAACATGTCACCTATGTCACTATATTTATATATATTTTATATAGGGTAACTGTGATGGTAGTTAGTAACACACTACATACTTCCTATATAGAGTTAGCAAAGCTGGTCATAGTGTCATGGGTGACATGGAAAAGGACGTAGAAAAGCGTTTAGTGGGGGGTATAAAGCGGCTTGGTGGGCAGGCGGTGAAGTTCGTCAGCCCGGCCTCGGCGGGGTGGCCTGATCGCTTGGTTTTGATGCCGGGCGGGCGGGTGACGTTCATCGAGTTGAAGACAGGCACAGGAAAACTTAGTGAGTTGCAAAAGTACCGGCTGAAGGTTTTGGGTGACTTGGGGTTTGATGCCCGGGTCCTGTATGGGCACGATGAGGTTAAAGGATTCTTAGATGAAACTGCACGATTATCAGTTGAGGATGGCCGAGCACATGGTGGATCACCGCGGGGCGATGTGTTGGTCGGAGGTGGGGCTGGGCAAGACCGCAGCGACCCTGCAGGCGCTTCGGATGATGAAGGCAAGGGGTGAGCCTATCCAAGTGCTGATCGTGGCTCCTAAGCGTGTTTCTGAGCACGTGTGGGAGGCCGAACGCGACCTGTGGGCACCCAAGATGCCGATGCTGGTGATCAAAGGCAACCCAGCGCAGCGACTAAGGGCGCTTAGGACACCGTGCGCGGTCAAGGTGATCGGGCGAGACAACGTGAAGTGGCTGGTGGACGAGCTCAAGGACCGCTGGCCGTTCAATGTTTTGGTGGTGGATGAGAGTCAGGGGTTCAAGAGCCCGTCCACGGCGCGTTTTAAGGCCCTTAAGCGCGTTAAGTTTGACCGGGTGATACTCCTGAGTGCCACACCGGCCTCGGAGGGCTTGCTGGGGCTCTGGAGCCAGTGCTACTTGGCTGACAGGGGCGAGAGGCTGGGTAGGACCTACACGGGCTACACCAACGCGTTCTTTGTGGGCGACTACATGGGCTGGAACCTGGCACCGCGGCCCAACGCCGAGAAGGAGATACACGCAAGGGTCAAGGACATCACGGTGGCCATGCGGGCTGAGGATTACTTGGACATGCCTGAGCGCGTCAACAGCAACACGGTGGTCGAGATGCTGCCCGGTGAGCTCAGGGTCTACGAGCAGCTCAGACGCGATGCGCTCCTGCCCATCGCAAACGGTGAGCCGATCACGGCGGCTAATGCCGCGGTGCTCTGGGGCAAGCTGCACCAGCTCTCGGGCGGGGCGATCTACGACGAGGGCAAAGACGTGCACGTGTTCTCCAACGTGAAGCTTGCCGGCCTGCAGGACGTGATTGAGGGTGCGAACGGTAACCCGGTGCTGGTGTTCTACGGCTACAGGCACGAGATCGAGCGCATACAGGCCGCCACGGGTGCCGAGCTGCTGGACGTTGACAGGTGGAACGCCGGCCTGCAAAAGGTCGCCTTGGCGCACCCTGACTCGTGCGGGGCGGGCTTGAACCTGCAGCACGGGGGAAGCATCGCGGTGTGGTTCACACTCCCGGCAAGCCTTGGGCAGTACATTCAGGCTTGTGGGAGGTTGCACCGGCAGGGGCAGACGAGGCCGGTCTTTATCCACCACCTCATCGTGGCGGGTACGACAGATGAGGTGGTGTTGGCGCGGCTGGGGGAAAAGAGCACGACGCAGGTCGAGCTCTTGCGCGCGATGGTTAGACCCGCTTGATGGCGAGCGTGGACTGCAGGTTGTCAAGCAGTTTGAAAAGCGTCGAGGCGGTCGAGTAGTTCCCGGCCTCGGTGGCGACGGTGATCTGGTTCATGATCGCGTTCATCATGACGGTGTTGGCCGCGTTCCAGCCCGTGCACACTGCGTGCTTGGCGAGGTCATCGGGGTAGGACGCGAGCAGTTGTTCGTAGTTCATAAGTTTCCTAGGTCCTCTAGGGCGTTTTCAAGGCTGTTGATGGCGTTTTCGATGCAGACCATGCCCTCAGACATGGTCTCACCGCGTTCGCTTTGCTGGAGGCTTTCTGGCATGTTGCCAAAGGCCTCATCTTCTTGGTTAAAAACTTCCTGCAGCTGGCTAAGCGCCTCTTCGATGGCGGCGATCTGGGCACTGATGATTTTGCGGCGTTCGTTGTTCATAAAAATCCTTAAGCCCCCGAAGGGGCGGTTGGTTTACTTGCGGGCTTTGACGCGAACTTGAAACGAGGCAGACTGCTTGGTGTACTTGGCGTACTCGGCCTCGCCGAACTGCTTGACGAACTTTTCTTTGTCAAAGATGGTGCTGTTAAATTCGCTGTAGGTCGCGCGAAACAACGAGCCTTCGACGAACGCGACGCCGTCGGCATCGACTTCGAGGTTGCCGTCGGCACCGCGTTCTTTAACGACTTTCTTGATGGCGTCGGCCTGCTTGGTGAGGTCGGCGATTTGGGCGAGGAGGAGACCGAGTTGGTCGACTGCTGAGGGGGTGAAGTTCATTTTTAAGGCTCCGTGTTTGTCGTGTTTGGGTACTGAAACTACAGTTTACATTGTAAAGTTGTTGGATGCAAACGGGGGCGAGCCCCCTGTTGTTTTTATGCCGCAAGCTTGGCGTACTCGTCGGCCAGCGTCCAGAGCGCCTTGTTTAACTTGACGTTCTCGGTCACGCCACCCACGGCACGGGTTGACATGTTGCGACCGTTAGTTGTGCGACCCTGCACGCCGCCCTTGATCATGTTCTCCTGCACGCGGTTAAAGGTCGTCCAGAGGTTGTCCTTGTTGTCGTCCCAGCGGCGCAGGGTGAGCAGGCGATCAGAGGTGATGGGTGCTGCACCGTCGTCGTAGCGCAGGGCGAGCGCAGCACGAGCGAAGAGCTCTTGGTGGGGGCGATCCATCGCGACGGCCTTGTAGTTCTCGATACGCGCGCCAACACTGTTGAGCTCGTCAATCACGCGGTAGGACGCATCCACCACGTCGTCAACCACGCGGCCGGTGTGACGCACGCGGCAGTCCGCGGCCACGTCGCCGGCGATGATGCCGTTGGCGCACACCATCCGAAAGAAGCCCGACATGAGCTGGAACGAGCTCGTGCCGTCGTGCGAGTTCAGCAGGATGATCTCGCCGTGGCCTTCGTCGTTCTTGAGCGCCGTGGGGTGACGCAGGCGCAGCAGGTGCTTGGTGTGTTCGCGCTTGTTGAGGTCACGCACGCGGGTCTGGCGAACCTCGTAGGGCTCAAAGCCCTCAGCGCGCAGGCCGTCGAGCACGTCGCTGGTTGGGATGAAGGCGTAGCGCTCACCGCGGCTGTCGTGGGCTTCCTGAGCGAACACAGAAGGCGCGTAGCGCGCGATCATTGCGTTGTCCAGTGGGCTCTGTGAGCGAAAGGCTGTTGGTGCTGACATTTTGATGTTCATGGTGTGACTCCGTGTGTGGTGAGCCCCGAAGGGCCCGGGGTGATTAGTCTGAATACGCATCGCACTTACGTGCATTTTTACCAATATCAAATTCTCGTTGTGCTTCCTCGGCGTAGTAGCCCCATTTTTTGCAGAAAGCCAGTAATTTTCTACGCAACGCAATGGGGTGCCAAAACTCACCCTCAGCAACAAGATCAAGCTCGTGTAAGCAAAGGTAGCAAAGGTCCTGAATTTCTTTGTGCTCGGTTGGCTCGAAGTAAGTCACGTGTGAAATTTTGTCAAAATCTTTAAGGGCTTTTTCGTAGGTCATGGTGTCTTCCGTGTTTGTCGTGTTGGTTACTGAGCCTCCAGTATGAGCCCATTTGTTGACAATGTAAACATTTATTTTATTATCGGAAACCCTAATGCAAAAATACAACAGTGGTATAAAATCGCGAGAATAACAGGAGGTTTGCTATGGGAAGGCCTAAGGGATCGGGGAGTTTGTACACGCAAGAGCTCGCGGCTCACATCTGTGAGCGCTTGTCGATGGGTGAGACGCTGGTGAGTATTTTGCAGTCGCCGGGGATGCCAAAGCGCTCTACCGTGCAGCACTGGATTACCGACCTGCCCGAGTTCGGAGAAATGTACGCGCGCGCGAGAGACGCAGGGTTCGACGTTTTGGCCGAAGACACCATCAGAATCATCGACGAGGAGCCCGAGCGCATCACCGGCGAAGGGGGC